CCCGTAAGCGTATTTACCTCGAGCAAAACCTGACATAACTACGTCCTGTAATACTCATAGCCGGGGCTGATTCGCAGAGATGCACGATCTCGGTCTTCGTCCATTGCACGTTGCATTTCTTCTTCGTACACCTGCTTCAAAACCGCCATCATGCCCGGATTGCGTTTCATCGAGATGTAGTACGCCAACCCAGCAGTAAGGCACGGATAAAACCGAAAAGGCACGTCTAAAGTGTTTGTCTGAGTGTCAGCATCATCTAGTCTAGTTAACCTGTCGAACACCAGTTCATAAGAAGAACTGGAGTCAGGAGTAGGCCAGAGCCTGACCTTCGGAGTGATCTGCCTATCTACATAAAACTGCACAGGACGCCCCGTAGAGCGTTTGCTGGTCAACCCTAAATAAGCGTCCCGCCCAATGCGAGTAATCTGTAAATCAGACTGATTACTGGCCCCGCTGTTTTGACGAATTACCGCGGATAAAATATCTATCGAAGACTGCACGTCTTCTAAAGATACCGCAGAGGAGACGGTTGCAGTTGTCCCAGACGTTCCACCAGTTATGGTTTCGCTTGCAGAAAAAGTGCCCGAAGGCACCGTTATTGCAAGAACGGTGGAGGAGTCCACGTTAGTTATCGATGCAGTGGCCGAACTGGTTCCACCGGTTATAGCTTCCCCGTCCTGAAAACCCGTTGTGCTGTTGACCGTCATAGTCAACGTGCCCACCGGGTAATCAGCCACGTCGTTAGCAAGCGCTATCGTTTTTTGCTCTATTGTCCACCGATTGATGCCGCGATTAGCCCACTCTGCAAACAAAAGGTTTAGAGATCTTTTTGCGGTGCGGAGATCGTAGCCCGTTCGGGCCTCTAACCCGCACCTCTCAAAAGCCTCTTCGATATGCTCGTTAACGTCTAGCTCAAAATTTTTGCTAGAGGAAACGGTCATCTAATTACTTTTTCTTACGGACCATACCGCCGCCACGCATTCTTTTCGGGCCTTTCATCATGCCACCACCGCGCATCTTTTTCGGGCCTTTCATCATTCCGCCGCCACGCATTTTGCGTACGGGCTTTTTCTTACGAGGTTTCATTGCCATTTGTCAGTCTCCTATGTAAGGTTTCTCTTTGGTCGTAAAGCGTTCTGTTCTCAGGCGTTTTGAAAACTTGATCGTAGTAGCCCTTCTCTTTTAACTGATCCGCGCTGCTTTGAAGCTTCGTTAGCCTTTGCACAAAAATAATAGCATATTTTTCTCCTACAGAGGGAGAAAAAGACCCTTCATCTAAAAGCTGCTCTGAATCATCATCCGGATGAAACCCCATGAGCCAAAGATCTTTCTGACCAAAAATACCCTCGGCAATGGCGTCGTTTAGGTCAGAGATAAAATCCTCAAATTCTTCAGGGTCTTTCTTGTAACAGAAATCCACTAAAAGAATTACTTCGTATGAATCATCAAAACCTGCTAAAGTTTGGTATAGACATAAATTATCGTCTTCGTTTTTGAAGACGTATCCAACTTTCTCTTCTTCAAAAGCTTTTTTTGCATACGGACACGCGGGCAGCCTGTTGAAAAAGATGTTAGGCTTTTCCAAAGCGTGCCGAGACCATTCTCTTATTTCTTGTTGAACTGCAAGCTCGACGTTCATGTATAAAGTGTCCGTTTTCGTCTATTAGCCAAAACAGCGCCGCAACCCTTGTTTAATTTACGATAAGGGGCTCCGACAACTACTCCCCCGTCTTTTGCTTTAGTAACTTTTGCAGCTTTCGTATTGGCGACAACAGTTTTTCCTTTAGCGCCTTCACGCTTCTTTTTACGCGCTGTAGAAGCCCTTTCGCTTTTTGAAAGACTTTGTGCCTTACGTCTAGGTAAACATCTATCGGGATTCTTTTTATCCTTTGAACTTCCGCACGGCCCCGCGATATTACCGCTGCTATCGATCCTAACCCAGTCTTCATTTAACCAATCCTTCAGCTTGCCCATTTAACGGCCCTTTCTTTTGCCGCCCTTTGCTTTTTTAGCATAGTTTGGGTCTTTGCAATATTTTGATGCCGCTAAATTAGCATAAGCTGACGGGTAGGTATCAAAAGTTCTTTTTGCCCAAGCTTTGCCCTCGGGGCAAATTTTACTTCCTTTACTTTTAGAAGAAACTCTGCCGCCTTTTTTGAAGTAGGTCAGCTTCGGCTTTTTTGGTTTTGGTCCTGTAACTACTTTTGGCATCTCACTTCTCCGCCAAACTGTTTCTGTTTACAAACTCCTGCCACATGGGTTTTATCATCTCGTGATTTTGATCCACCTTGACCGCAGTCTTTTCAGTCCTGATATCCACGTCTACCAGCGTAACAGCCATCCAGCCTACAATGCCAAAAAAACCGGTCACTGAACAGGTGACTATCGTTCTTACGATTAATTTTTCCATCAGCACTTCCAACGACGACGCGCCTGACGAATGCGCGAGTTGGGGTTATTACGTGTCTTAGCCGAACTTCTTTTTAGTTGACCAAGGGATCTAGCACAGTAGCTCTTTCTACGTTTGGCAGCGGCGCTACCTTTTTTAACCTTGCCTGTAACCGCGGTTTTTAACTTAGAGCCGGGGTTTGCTTTACGGTACGCTTTAACTCCAGCGCGGGTCATACCCGCACCTTTTTTAGTTTTTCGATAGTTCGGATTT